AGCGTTGTTGGCAGCGTTTGCCTGAACCTTGAACGAGCGGAAGATGAGACAACCCTGAGCGGGAGTGTACTGCACCAACTGAGCTGCATACAAGTGGTCGAAGCCCTTCTTGGGATTCAGGATTGTGCCTCCGAGCAATACGTTGCCGCGCTGCTCACCGTTACCATCCTTGACCCATACCCATTTGCCGCCACGTACCTTGTGTGACGACTCATAGAAATAAGCTAAGTTTGTTACCATAATTCTGTTACTTTTTTAGTTATTAAATCCATTACTGAACTTTTACTTTTGGAATGGAGTCTATGAACTCGTCTTCTTGCTTCTGGACTTGCTTCGGCGCAAGCGGCTTGATGTCGCCAATCTTGCTCTTGAAGATTTCCTGAAAGCGCGAGTGCAATCTCTTTGCTTGTTCATCGACTGCGACATCGTCCTTGACTTCATAGTCTTTCACGAAAATATCGAAATCGCTCAGACAGTCATCTCGGATGTCTTTCTTTGCCAACGCCACGATTTCGTTGAACTTATTCTTCTTTGCTTCTTCGTTCTTGAACTTCTGAAGCTCAGCAAGCTGGTTCTTCACGTCTTCTGGCAGCTCGAACTGCTGTTGCTGCTGTTGCTGCCCTGGGTCGGCGATTTTCTTGTTCAACTCTGCAATCTGATTCTTGTAGTCGCTCTCTTTCGACTCGAACTCCTTCTGCTGTGCAGCACGTACCTTCGCTGATGCGCTCCTCGCTGTGTCAAGGTTGAACTTGATTTCGTCAATGATGCCTTCGTCGTCGATGCCTGCTGCTTCGTGCTTCTTTGCGAAGAACTCAGCAAACTTGTCCTTAAAATCATCTGTCAAAGTCTCGCTGTCGTAGCTTCTCTCGCTACAGTAAGTGTTTGCTCTCTGCAAAACCTCTTCTTTTGTCATAATAGTTCTCTCCTATATTTGATTTGTCGAACACGATTGTTCGGATGCAAATATATGAACAAATACGCACGTGCAAAATATATTATGACAACAAGTTTGTGATAAAGTGTATAAACAGCACAAACTTTATTCTTGATGTATTAACGACACATTGGCACAATGTGTATCTTTGCAACGAGAAATTAAAATTTCTGTTCCGTAAGATATGGCAAAGAAACGCAACGATATAGTACTTGCTCCGTTGGAGGATGGCAACCAGAAGTACGCCATTCGCTCCAACGCAGACTTCGTCGTAATGACTGGCGGAACTGGAGGCGGTAAAAGTTACGCGCTTTACTATGCGCCAATAGACTATCTTGCGACAAACGACAACGCAAAAATAGTCTGTTTTATGCGTAATGTGTCAGACTTCTGGGGTGCTGGAAAAGTCGGAGATACGCTGAAGAAAATGTATCCACTTGTAGACCGTGCCGTAAAGAGACAGCCTCATGACCCCATAGGAGAGATTATCCACAAGCAAGAAGACATGGGTCTGAAACTGTTCAACGGTTCGGAAATTAAGTTTCAGCAACTTGACAACGAGTCTCCGATAGTAATAGACAAAATAGCTAAAGGTCTGCAAGCGAAGAAGCTCATATTCGACGAGTGCAACAAGTTCGACTGGCAGACGATAACAGCCTTTATGCCGCGCCTTCGTTCTGACAGCGCAGGAAAAGCTCAGATATACCTTGCACAGAACCCTGAGCGTGAATGTTTTCTTAGAAAGCTGTGCGGGAAAGGAGAGCATGGAGGAGGATGGATAAACGACGACGGAACTATAGACAAGTCAATGGACGGAGTCGTTATGTACTTCAACATGGAGCAGGGAGACATAGAAAAGACGTATTGGGGTCGAACAAAGCGTGAGGTTTACGAAAAGTGCAAAGAGCACATCGACTCAATGATTGCGTTAGACCCAGACATGACTTACGAAGACTTTATACTTTCAATGGTGTTCTTCACGTTCAGTGTCCGTGACAACAAGAAGATGCTTGCGAAGAACAAAGGTTATAGGGGTCTTGCGGCAAACGCTTCGACAGCAGCATCAGCTTACAATGAGAACTGGAACTACTCGATAACCGACGAAGAAGAGAAGCTTGAAGACCTATCTAACGTACAGCTTTCGCAGAACGACGTTGAGCGCATGTTCAGACCTATGGAGATTCCGCACGACAGCGTTCTCGAAGACGAGTTCATTACAGTCGACATGGCAACGACAGGCTTCGACAACCTTGTCATGAAGTATTGGCAGAAGTGGAGCTCGTTCGGATTCCTCTGCAAAGACATCAAGTTTTCAACAAATAATACAAACCGTACTGCTGTGCTTATGATTAACGACTTCATGAAGAAGCACGGCGTACCACAGAAAAGGCTTATTCTTGATGTGCAAGGATTCGGATTCTTGCGCGAGTGCTATCCGCAAGCACGCTGCTTCGCTGGAGCTGGCACTGCGTCACAACGCAGTAAAAGCCAATACAGAACAGCCAAGGACGAAGCAGGTCATGTTGCGATGGAGATGATACAGAGCGGACTCATGCACTACGAGCCGAGACTCGCGCAGATGCACTACATGCACAAGAACATGAAGCGAGAAGGGGGGACTACAATCCTTAGACACATGCTGTTCGAGTCGCGCGTATTCCAGTTCTACAAGACACCGAACGGACGCAACGCCATGCTCGACAAGGAGAGGATGAAGCCTATGCTGAAAGGAATGTCGCCAGACCTAATGGACAACGTCATACTGCTATGCGGAGGTACTGTCTACGACTGCTACAGGATGCTGAGGGACGACGCTGGCATGGCACGCAGAAAAGCAGAAGCGAGCGACATGCTGACACTGCTCAACATCAATGACGGCGATACCATAGATACGCGCGTGGAACGCGTGCGTCCGAGAATAAGGAACGCAAGTGAAGTATTAAATATATTAAGTTCGATATGATACGACAACATGACATCAGATGGTTCTTGGCTGAACCGACAAGGCTTATGATGATGAAGCCTTTCACAAGGGGAGGGGTGATGAAAAGCCACGGTTTTGAAGGCAGTCCGATATACAACAACAATATGTTGAATACAGGATTTGCAAACCTTGAGTTAAATCCTATATCGCAAGACACGTACATAACCGAGTACCGCCCAGACCTCCATCATATCATCTTCAACGAGATAGTTCCAAAGATAAAGATTGTACTAAATGGAGTGGAACTGCCTGGTTCTATGATGAACATGACGCAGACGGCGTCGTTCCAGAAGATTATCCATGCAGCTCACGTAAGAAGCTTAACAAGCAATCCGCTTGAGTTCACTCTGTGTAAAGGAGACTCTGATTCTGGAGGTAACAAGACGTTTGAGGAAGTTAAGGCTGAGTGGACGTGGCGCAACAACGACTGGTATCTTGCACAAGCCATAAACACGTGCAAGCAACTCGGAAACTGCGGACTGCTGTTCTCGTTCGACAAAGATTCTGGACAGTACAATATCACAGTATACTCTTATGAAGACGGCTATCAGATTGTACCGAACTACGACGAGTACGGAATAGAGATAGCGCGTTCCCTTGTTTATCAGATAGACAGCAACATCATTATTGATACGTATGACGCCAACAATCACTATCACATCGTTCAAGCTGACAATCAGAACGGTTGGGAGATAACGATGGAGAAGCACGGTTTCTCACGCTGTCCGCTGCTGCACCAACGCGGCAAAGTTGCGTGGGAATATGCAGAGTCGACCATCGAGATATGGGAACTGATGACAAACATTCAGAACATAGCTCTCAAGAGATTTGGTACGTTTGCACTTGTATTCACTGGTGAGATGGATAAAGAATCGTTCAAGCGCGACTCTTCGACGCTTATCATCAATCTGTCGAGTGATACAACGAACGGAAAGCAGGATGCAAAAGTGCTCGATTTCCCTGAGCCGCAGACGATGGACGGATACCTCAAGACTCTTGAAGAGAAGATTTCATTGTTCTCAAGCACGTCGTTCATCACTCCGAAAGACATCACTGCCACGAACAGCGGAGGTAACGGTATCGCCCTCGCCATGTCTAACGACTACGCTCTTGCCACGCAGTCTGCTCTATCGTGGCGCAAGTTCGTCAACGACATGTTCTATTTACACCAAGAGGGTCTTGACCTTGAAAGCAACGGTACACAGAAATACGGCAAGCTGAAGGTCGGTGCGAAGATTGTGCCTTGGTCGTTGGAAACGAACAACACGAAGATTACGAACCTGCAGATGGAGGCAAAGTGGCTGTCAATGAAGACGATTATCGAACGCTCTCCTGATGCAGCCCCAGACGAGGAAGAGCGCATCATATCGGAAAGAGGAGCTCTTGTTCCGCAAGACGCCGTCACTGACGCTGAAACAGAGAAAGCCGCACGCATCAGCAAGAACAAATCTAACGAGATAGTAGACAACAATGCCAAAACAGGGCTTGATAACTAACAAGAAAGGAGGTTAATTATGGAATTAGGAGAATTTTTAAACTGGATTTTAGGTATCTTGACAATTATAGCAGGTGGTGGTTGGTTCATTAACTGGCGAGCAAATAAGCGAAAATCCAATGGTGAAGCAACGCAGTCAGAGGCAGAGGGATGGAAGGCGATGCAAGACTTGTATCAGCAGACCATTGAAGACTTTAAGGTTTACAGCGAAGACATGCGTACAGAACGAGCCGTTTTGAAGAAGGAAAACTCTGAAATGAGAGAAAAGTACAAAGCTTATGACGATGAAATACTTCAACTAAAAAAGCAGCTTGCGAGACAAGATAGAAAAATTGAAGCAATAACCCCTTTTCTTTGCAGTGTCGTTGGATGTTTGAACCGCAAGAAAGTCAACCTCGCTGAAAACTCTGACGACGACAGCTTTGCGACAGAAGAAGAGAGAAACAAACAAGAAAACGAAAACAAAATTTAATTCATTATGTCAGTTTATATTACAAAGGGTAGCAGGGGCGATTTGGTGAGACGTATACAGCACGAGCTTCACCTTATCGAGGACGGCATTTTTGGAAGCATAACAGAAGAAGCTGTGAAGGCGTTCCAAAAAACAAACAACCTGAAAGCAGACGGAGTCGTAGGTGATAAAACTTGGGAAGCGATTTTTAAGAACTCTTTGAAGACGTCTAAGCGTAACATCAAATATATAGTAATCCATTGTACGGCGACTCCTGAAGGACGCGAAGAGACAGTTGAAAGCATACGACGTATGCATAAAGCGCAAGGATGGGCAGACATCGGCTACCATTACGTTGTGTATATTGACGGCTCTGTACACAACGGAAGAAACGTTGACTTGGTCGGAGCTCATTGTTATGGCTACAATGCAACGTCAATTGGCGTGTGTTATGTTGGCGGAGTTGACAAGAAACTCAAAGCGAAAGACACTCGCACAGACGCACAGAAAAAAGCATTGGAAAAACTTCTGAAAGAACTGAGAGTGCTATATCCGAAAGCTAAGATTGTCGGACATAGAGACTTAGACAAGAAAGGAAAGCAATGTCCGTCGTTTGACGCTACAAAAGAATACAAAGACATTTAGCATTATGACAGCAGAAGAAGAAAAGGCAAGAATCATCAAAGAGTGTATGAATAACGCATTATACAACGGATGCGGCTCGCGCATGATGATAGCAGTGTTCGTGTTTGTCGTACTGCTTATGTCGTCTTGTGCCACACGAACGCAGATAGAATACAGAGACCGCATCGTAGACCATTACATCACAAAAGTCGAAAAAGACACTGTGATAGAGAAGATGCACGACAGCGTGTATGTACATTCAAAAGGCGATACAGTATGGTTTGAGAAATGGCATACGAAATATGTTGACAAAATAGTATTGCGTCACGACACGTGCTGGCGAGACAGCATAGTTACAATAAAAAAAGAAACCACAAAAGAGGTTGTTAAAATACCAAAAATATTTAAGTATTCTTTGATATTTTCGATATTAGTTATTATCTTTGCAATCATAAAGTTCTACAAATGGCTACGGGAGAAATCGGTAGGAATCTGACGTTCCCTATTTTCAATAGCGACGGAACGGCTTTCAACGACTTGGTTCTGCACAAGGCGACGTACGACAGTGTCGTCATGTCTCTTGGCGACAAGATAACTGGTGACGTGTACTATCGCGGCACTGACTTGGCTGTCACGATGGGTGAGTATATCGAATACGATGGCGTCAGGTTTGTGCTTGTGAGTCCTCCAACAATCGTTCGAGAAGGTATGGTGAGTGACAACAGTGAACTGAAAGGGCTTACCAAGTACTCGTTCACGTTCTACCATCCGATGTACATGCTCAACAATTTCCCGTTCTCGGACATTGCCGTCACCACGGCACAAAGCAAGTACCTTTCACAGAACAAGTCATTCTCTTGGATTGGCAACCTGACGGATTTCGTCGCAAAGATTAACAAGAATCTTGAAGGAACGCAATGGTATTGTGACATCAGTAGCGCAATATCTGCCAATGACCGCAATAAACTTAGCGAGGTAATAGCATTCGACAAGAACACCATTGCTGACGCCTTGAAAAAAGGCTATGAGACATGGGAATTTCCATACATCATAAGCAAGATAAATCATGGCGAACCTCAATACAGCAGCGGAAAGCGTTTCCTTATTAGATTCGGCTTGCCTACAACCGAAATCACCGTTGACGGTTCACCTTTTGTATTTGAATACGGACAAGGCGTAGGACTTAAAAATAATTCGCGCACGCCGAGGAACAACAAGATTGTGACTCGCCTTGCGGGCTACGGTAGCGAAGACAATATACCTTATGGCTATCCTCAAATTCGTTGGTATGGAGACCAATCATGGGACTATACGGTAGAAAACAATCCGTCTGCTGCAAATTCATACCCGATATATGACGGCATCCTTGGAGGTCAGAAAGTACGGCTTATCAAGCATCCTTTCACACGTACGCACTTGATGCCAAGCGTGTATGTCAATTCGCTTTTCAACAAGGTAAGCCCATATATCAGCGGCGGCGTTCAAAACCCGAACTACAACCCGAACACGGAGTTGAAGGACTACTACGATGCGGACAACACTTATCCTAACCCAATCGTACAAGACGCACCGTCATACGAGATACACGAGTTCGGCGACATAAAGCCAGAGTTGCAAAGCCGTCAGGTTTCTGCAATAGGCACTTATGACAACAACTACATGGAATCGGTCACGATGTCTGATTTCCTTGACATCCTTGATGATTTCATCACGCAATCGCAATATGACGTAGAAAAAACCGAAATAAAGAAGATAAAGGACGGCATTGAAACACATGATTCCGATTCTGGCTCCGTTTTGCCTCCAGTGTCATCGGTTGATGCACGCCTTTACTCTTGCAAGTGGTCATACCACAAGGACGATGACTTTGCATACGTCAAGTACGAGTCCAATGGGCAGAACTTTGAATACACGGTACGACTATCCAACTCGATGCCTTCACCAGATTGGGATGACACGATGGATGATGATGGTAACTATGTGCAAAGTTATTTCACGATGACGCTGCCCGCTTTGGGCTTTGACCTTTACGCTTGTGCGGCAATCACACAACAGATGTCAATCAACATGCGTAGCGGTGCTTGCATCGGCTGCACGTTCCCCGTTGCCGTTGATTGGGAGGACTACAAGAGGAATTTCTATGACGAGAACGGAGACTTTGACCCTGTAATCGGCACTGGACACCCACGTAATGGTGACAAATACCCAAATTCGACAAGTTCCGCCATTACCGTTGTCGTGCAAAAGGAAACAAGCACATTCGGTACTTTGATGCCGAACATATACCAAAAGCCATCAGCAGGCGACGACTTTGTCATCTTGGGCATATCATTACCATCGACATACGTCACTTCGGCAGAAGAGCGTCTTGATGACGACATGAAACAGTACATGCGTGACAACAACGTGTACTATTTCGACTACCCGTTCAAGTTTGACGAGGCTTTCCTTGCAACGCATACCGACATCTTGCAACAAATGAAGCCCAACGTCGTAGTCCGCTTCAAGTACAACGGCGAGACGCTTGCCTTATACATAAAGCAGATGTCCATCAAGTTCGGCGACAAGCCGTTGCCAGAATACAACATTACGCTGACCGACGACGTTGAGATAGTCCTTAATGACATAGGAAAGGTTTCGGAAGAGGTGTCTAATCTTCGCATTCTTATGGGCGAAGGTGGCGGCGGTGGCGGTCTTAACGACAACAGATACCTGCGTAAGGACAAAGACGATACAGCCGCTGGTTTGATACGTCTTATTAAAGGCTTACAAGTTGGCGAGCAATTTGTCACTGGCTTGCTTGGTGAAGGCGGTATCTTCCGCAAGGATGCTGACGGTACTACATACCTTGAATGCGACAAGATGTATGTCCGAATGAAGGCGTATTTCGATACCGTTGAAGTGCGCAGGTTCATTCATAGTGGTGGTAATAGAATTGCATCAGCAGCGGGTATCAAGTGTTCTCGCGTCGAATGGCTTACGTCTGGCGGTGTCGTTACAGACAATATAAACAACGTTGAGAAATTCCGTTGTTATTTCCGTGCGAACGATGATGGTAAGCAGATAACTAACGATTTCGAAGCCAACGACCTTGCATATTGTAAAGAAACAAACATCAATGTTTCGCAAGGTCTTTCTCAGCGTTTCTATTGGCGCAAAGTGGTTGGTGTAAGTTCGTCTGTCAATGCGGATGGAGAACACTACATAGACATTTCGAAAAGCGACTGTCTTAGTGGTTCTGACTATCCGCTTGCACAAGACGACATCATACAACTTGGTAACACAACCGACACGACACGTCAAGGTGCAATCGTCGAATACGTGAGTGGCGAGGATGCACCGTCATACCAAATCTATCAAGGAATAAACACATATAGCCTTGAAAACAAAAACTATGTGTCGCTTGGTTACAAGTCTGACACAGGGCGTGCATACATGAACGTGTATGGCGACTTCTATTTTGGTGACAGACCAGCAAGCGGACAAACGGAAGGAAGCTCGTTCATCCGATACAACCAAGAAACAGGAGAACTTGAAGTAAAAGCCAACGTTGACTTTACGCACCCCGAATCGACGTATGGCACTGAAAACCTTGACGATTTCATTGCTGCCATCACGCAGAATATCGGCAATATCCAAAACCAAGTTGACGGAAACATCGAATCGTGGTTCTATGACTATATGCCTGTTGCCGTTGATGCGACTGGTGCACCTTTGAACAAGATTCCGCTTGTTATCAACAACGGCAGTCCCGTTCATCCGTACTACGATTGGTACACCATTGATGGTGGTGGTACTGCGCACGAGGTTCGTACAGAAAGAGAAAAACATCTTGGAGATACGTTCTATGACAACTCGTCGGGTTATGCGTTTAGGTTTACGTTAAACAGCAGCACGAATGCGTTTGAGTGGACGATAATTGAGGATTCTGCCGTCATCAAGGCTCTTGCCGATGCAGCAAAGGCACAGGACACGGCAGACCATAAGCGCAGGGCGTTTGTCTTGCCAGCAACCATCGGTGGTGTCACATACAACTATCCTTACCCGCCTTACGACGTTGGCGACTTGTGGCTTAATGCAAAGTACCCCTACAATTACGACGGAGTAACGGATGCGGAGAACAACAAATACAACAATGATGTGCTGCGCTGCATCACTTCGCAAGACGCAAATGGTTCGTTCAGCATAAGCCATTGGGTGCTTGCATCAAAGTACACCGACGACACCGTTGTCAACGACTTTATCCAAAACGAATATGCACCTTTTGTTCAGAACATTCAGTCACAAGTTGACAAAAAGGCTGAGACTTGGTATCAGGACAATGACCCGTCATCTGCTTGGACTGATGCAGATTCAAAGAAAGAGCACGTCGGCGATATTTGGTATGACACATCGCAGAACGGTGGTCAAAAGACTTATATATGGAAAGATTTTGGTACAAGTGCAAACCCACGCTACGCTTGGGCAGAACAGGCTGTGCCAAAATCCGTATTTGATACTATTGACGGCAAGTGTGCATTGTATGTGTCTTGGAACGGATGGATAAACGCACAAAACCAAAACCTTTTGCAAGTAAAAGACTTGCTTATTCCAAGCGCAGACATTACACAGACTATAGGCGGTGTCACATACAACTACAAAAAAGACAAGGTGTACCGTTGTGTTGATTCTTCAACTCCAGTATTTAGGGAAATAGAATACACTGACGACACAACCGTTAATAATATCATTACCCGCTATGGGAATATCCTCGGCATAACACCAACTGCACAAAACGTAGGTGAAGCCTTGGGCTATCTCCGTCAGGTGCTTGGAGGGAATACGCAAGTTGACGGCGGTCTTATCCTTTCACATTTGATAGCATTAAAGGACGGCAATCAGGTAATGTCTGGAATGAACGGAACGCTTATCAGCACGCTTGCAAACCCATTAAAGACACCAGCCGCTTGGTATGGCGGTGAGATGGTGGACTATGAAAGGCTCAGCGATGCACAAAAGGCGCAAGGGTGGAGTGTACACCATTGGGCAAGGTCTTTGTTCCGTTTCGACGGAAGCGGCTATCTTGCTACTGGCAATGTTTCTTGGGACGAAGATGGTGTTGTAACCATAAAGAACCTTACCACGCTGTATGATTCAAACAACGAGGATGTTCTTAACAAGGTCGCATCTTTGACGGGAGCATTCCATTTCTCCACACGAGGAAGCGGTAGTAGTACGGTCACTTATATCAATCCACAGATGATGTTTGACCACATACGCCTTTCCCACGAAAGCAACTACGGCTTTAACGGCCTTGATGTGCTGAACAGGAACGAAATGGATGCACGTTATGTCCGTCTTGACTTCTTTAACGCCTTGTTCCAAGCATACAGCAGTGAGACAATATCCGACCAAAACAAGATAGACCCGACATCGTGGACGGCGCAGACTACGGTCAACAATTTGAAGATACTCGTCGGCGCATGGACTGACCAGTATTTGTCCGCAAAAGGTCTCAACAACAGCGGTAGCGGTGGTAGCGGCGTATCTTTGAATGAGCCTCTCAACGGAATTAACACAGCAAACATCGGTGCGCCAAGCACAAGCGGTCAGGCAATCGTGTGGAACGGCTCGGCTTGGGTGTACTCCATCTATACCACCTTGCGTGCCGCTGGTCTGTATTCCGCAGGTACGATAGCCTCATACGGAAACTTTACTTCGACACAAGGCGACTTCATTGCTTCGGCAGGCCACGGCTTCAAGGTGACAGGCAGTGACAACACCTCCGTCCTGCTGGCTGGCGGCGGGACGAAACCGCTGAGCGAGATTGGTTCTGCGTACACTCTTCCCGCTGCCACGGCTGCTGCCCTTGGTGGTCTGAAGGTGAACCAGTCATACGGGCAGGCCGTAACAGTACAGTCTTCGGGGAACGTCAGCACAAGCAACTATGGTTTGCAAATTGACTCAAACGGAATGGGATTCGTCTATGTGCCTTGCCTTCCTTTGAATGGCGGAACGCTGACGGGTGACTTGAACACCAACAGCAACATTAAGATTACAGGCTACAACAACAGGGTATTCGGTTTAATCCAGACAAAATCAGATGATAATAGCGGTCATGTCGGTGACAACATTGATGTCGGGTGGAACTGGACAAATGTTGACGGCTCTGGTGCTTTCTTTCGCAGTTCGGACGCTGACGGCAGTTTCGGTTTCTATGCCCGTAAAGGCTCTTCCACGACCCAGCTTGTAGGCACGCCCGCTGGTAGTCTTAAATGGGGCGGCAATGAGATAGCCACGCAGACGTGGGTGAATAGTCAAGGGTTCATTACAAGTGCCACCGACACAAAGAACACTACCGGTGGTGACAATTTAGGTAGCAAACTATTCTTGGTCGGTATGACCGCACAGACAACAAATAACGGCAATAGTAGGACATACACAAACTCAAATTGCTACACTTCTGGTGGTTATTTGTATAGCGGCGGCCTAAAAGTTGCTACCGAAAGCTGGGTGTCTGACCAACACTACATAACGGGTTACACTGACACAAAGAATACCGCTGGTACGACAAACCTTGCAAGTATAAAGTTGTTTATTGTAGGTGCTGCATCACAAGCGGCTAATCCGCAGACGTACTCTAACTCAAATTGCTACGTCGGTTCTGACAACTGTTTGTATTCGAACGGTGCTAAAGTTGCAACAGGTACAATCCCCACCAAGACGTCCCAACTTACAAACGACAGTGGGTATATCACAAGTGATAGCGACACCAAGAACACGGCTGGGGCGACAAATCTTGCTTCGACCAAATTGTTCATAATTGGCGCAACGGCACAAAACAATAATCCTGTGACGTATTCTAACACAAACTGTTACGTCGACACAGATAATTGCCTTTACAGTAATGGCTCTAAGGTTGCCACTGGCACGATACCTACAAAGACGTCACAACTTACGAATGATTCTGGGTATCTGACATCTGGCGACGTGGTGACAACAAATACAGCACAGAGTATAGGTGCTGCTAAGACTTTCACGGCAACTTTGACATCTTCTGCTGGCGGTAGTTTTACAGGTGGATTGAGGTTCTATTCAATTTGCATTGAATGTAATTCCGATGGAACTCCTAATTCTGGTAGAAGCGGCGAGATTAACCGCTACGGAAGCCAGAACCTTCACTTGCAATATGACAGCGATACTGGTGGCGTAACAATGTGCCGACAAAAGTTTGTGTTCAGTAGCACAAGCTCCACATCGCAACTATCGTCAAACAACAATAACTTCAGTTTTCTTGTCGGTACAGGAACACCATATATTGATAAGGCATGGCAGGTTACATCGGATATGCGCAAAAAGGACATTGCTCGATATATCAATCTCGACATCAGCAGAATAGCCGATGCACCCGTGTTCGACTTTACTTGGAAGAATGACATCACAAAGCAGTTGACGCTTGGTTCGTCGGCACAATACTGGCAGAGTGTATTCCCGAACGCTATCCGTCAAACGCCAGATGGCTACCTTGGAATGGACTACAGTTCGATTGCCCTTGCATCAGCCGTTCTTACCGCCCGCAAGGTCGTTGACCACGAAAAGCGGATAAGGCTCTTGGAGGTGGAGAACGAGGCTTTGAGAAGAGAAATAGACCAACTTAAAAAAGCGGCATAGGATATGAGTTACAGAAACGAACTGATAAAAGCGCCAGTCAACCAATACGATGTCCAGCAGGCGTTGGCGACGACGAAATATTCTTGGAGCGAACTTTGTACGCATGTAAACATCAATCCGATGGCGAAGTACAAGCCTGTAAGGTACGACAAGATACCAGACATATCAGACGCAGAATTTGCATTGGCAAGATACGGTTTTTCCCGCGTAACACCGACATTCACTGGCGGTAATTCAAATCCGTCATGCACTTGGGAATATGAAAAACCGAGAGGCGGCAGTTATAGTGAGCCTTTTAGGATAACAGACTTTGACGGTTATTTCCCACGAGCCTGCGCTCCGTTTGCCTTTGGCGTGTCTGGCGCACTACAAGACGGACTTGGTTTATATTTCTATATCAACAACACGGCTGCCACCTATTACAGTGACCAAGGAATGAACGTTTTATGGGATAGCGACTACGGTTTGTCCGTGTCAGCCTTGTTTGCATATTCATCAAACGCATCGACAAACAGTTATATAGCCATCTGTATTCATGACCTTACAAAAGGCGACAGTATTGTCGTAGAGACAAACAGGAGGCTTTGTGACCTAAGCACGTCGGTTGATACGATAATACTATATCCTACTGCAAGGACTATCAGCGGTGTGTCTTACCCAGCAGTTGACATGCTCAATGATTCGACACGTAGCGGACATGAGTTTCGTGTTATTGTCGGTCTTATGAACAGTAATACAAATCCAAACGTTCCATATCAGGTCTTTACGGGAAGCACTTCTCCTACGCCA